CTCCCTCAGAGACGAATCGCATCGTCTCTTCCTGGGCCGTGTCTTTCTTTCCTGTCGGCGGTAGGATCGGCTTCGAGGCCCCTTCGGCATGTTTGATCGCCACCGATCTCAATATCTTGCCAACTTGTGTATCGACCGTGACATCGCTCGTGCGACCAGGGAAGAGCATGTTGTTGTAGAAGCTGCGCCGCTTCGCGCCGGTAAGAACATCCGGGTCATTCTTTGAAATAACAGACCACGCTTGCTTCGTATTCTGTCCGAGCGCGCCAGTGTGGACACCATCCGCACATGCTTGCGCAGAATCGAATTCCTTATGATGCGCGAGCACAGCTTCCGCGTATTGACGATTCTCGCGTGGTGAGCATCGCGGAGACAGCGCAGACATCGCACCAATCGCAGCTTCGGGCGAAACCTTGAACTTCTTTGCCTGCGTAACCTGGAAATCGTGCTCTTCCATATACCAGCGCCGGCCTTGACGAACCGCGGTTGGATTTACCATCTTCTCGATACGCTCAACACACTCGTCGATCGCTTGCTGTGCGTTGTCAAATCCCCGAGCTTTCGCCAGCTCATCAACCCGCTTGCGCGTCGGATGGTCTGCCGGCAAACCTTCTAGCGTCGTTGCCACACCGATCGGACCACCGACTAGCTTGAACTTGCCGAGCCCGCCCGGTCCCGTAGTGAACTGACCGCCGCCCTTACCGCCCGGCTTATGGTAGGGATTTCCCTTGCCGGCCATTAGCCACCACTACCGCTCTTCGCCAGCAGCTCGAACAGTTCCATCGTTTCCTTGGTAACTTGCTGCGGAGGCTTACCTTGCGGCAAATTACCATTCGGCCCTTGCGGTGCATTCCCGTTCGGAGGCGGCGGCTTGTTCGGATCTTGCAACTGCACGGACAGCAGGCCCGAGTGCTTAAGTAGATCAGGATTCTGCTGCACGGTCGCAGCAACCGCAGACTCCCACTCAAACCCAGCCTGCACGAGCGCAACAATCACCGTCATCTGAATCTGCGTAATGAGCGCCGCGTCCTTCGCGTCCTCACGCAGGAACGGCACGTCCCGTGCGTCATACCAGAGCCGGTAGCTTCCCTTGTCCAATGGACGACCGAGCGGGTCTGTCGGCTTCGGATCGCACAGCAGCTCCAGCGAGCCGGAAACGTTCGCCCACAACGGATGCGCAGTCACGTCCGCGAGTCGGCGTCGGGCCTGACCATAGTTCCCAGCATTCAGGGAGGAGCCCTGCATGCCCTCGGAAATGCCGAGCACGACGGCCGGAATCCCAGCAGCCGCAGCTATTCGAGTTTCCCCCGCACCCTGCACTGCTTTGAAATCAATCTCATCAAAGTTCGCACCCACCACCGTCGCGTCCGCGCCACCACCGACGTGCAAAGGCTTGTATGCATTGCGAACTCCCTGGTGCTCCTCTTCGAGCGCCTTACGGAATTTCTTTGCCTGCGCGATCGTCGTCTCTACCGGATAGTGAATGATCATGCTCGGCGTGGCACCATTCTCCATGAACTTCTGCTTGTGCTGTGTCATTTGCTTGTCAGCAGCAATCTCACGAGCGAGCGGCGTCAGCCAACTCATCCCACGATACGTGGCAAGCGGGTCAGGCAATGGTGCGAAGTGAGCAACCTCGTCCCGGCCGAACACGACCGGCTCAGCACCACTGTTCACACCGCCCTCGTAATAGGCGTAGCCGATTTTGCGGTACCCGACGTGTGCCGGACCAACATCATTCCCGTTCATATCGCGCAAACGACGATTCGGCATAATCCGAGGTTCCAAGAGAATCTGCACCCAATCCGGGCGCAAACGAACCAACTCTTTACCTTGCTCATTACTGCCGATCAGTGGCAGTGGAGTATCAGGAAGACTGTAGTAGTTGCCTGCCAGGTCCGCGTCCTGGATCGCTTGTGACAGAAGGTCTTGCGTGGTACCGGACGGCCACGGGTTCTCCAGGATGCCCAGAGCTGGCGTGCCGAACAGATTACCCGGACGGCCCTTGGTGATCTGCTGCCATTGGAACCGAATGGCGGAAAAGACATTCTGCCGCACGGCCATTGCCGCGAAGACAATGGCATCGTCACCGAAGTTGTACCGGGCATGGCCCTCGAAGTCGCGTGCTTCCGGTTCGGCCTCGCCGACAAGCGTTTGCTTGATCCCGCCGTACCCGCCACCCAAGCCAAAGCCATAGGCGTTTCCCTGATACGTGAACACATTAAGCCACGTCAGGTAATCATCCATCGTATAGCGATGCTCTTCGGATTGGGACCGTTCCCAGAATTTCAAGTTCAACTCATCACCCACGGTTCGTCATCTTCAAGGCTATCTGCAACGTGGCCTTTTTGCTGGAATCCCCACAACGCAAGGACAACAGCAATCAACGGACTTACATCTGTTGACGGACCCTTGCGAGCAAGCAACCAGTAATCCGTATACTCTCGCTTCTCAGCGCCGGCAACGGCCACATTCAGCTCGACCTGATCTCGGTGACAAAGGTTTGCGTAAGGAACTTCCGGTACCGCTCCAGTTAATTCCAGGAAATGAATACACGATCCGGCGATGTCATTCAGGTTTGGTTTTAAGATTGGAATTTCCTCGATCTCAAGGTCGAATTTAAGATTCAATTCTTCGATGAGGCCGGCGAGCTTCACTTCCAACTCAGGGACGACATTTTTAAGCGGACCACTCGGCGCAACGACAATCGCGCACGGCAAGTCATCCTCACGCTCAACAATCTTCCTGATCATCTGCTCAATTCGCGGAATCAACCAATCCGTACCACGCTGGTGATCAACCGAGTCAACAACATAGCCACCACTCACCATGCCAGCCGCACCGATCGAAGACCACTGCCGATCCGGCGTACCATCAAGTGCCCAAGCGAATCGTTCCGGCTTCGACACTTGCGGCTTCGCCAAACCTTCCCAGATTTTCTTCGGGATGACATCCCAATCGTCGAGCGCATCCTCAGACCATTGATTCAAATACGCACGACGAAACTCGTCCAATTCCATTGTCTGAAAGTCGGACCTGACAGCCTCAACCTTCGCAGTACGACCGAGCGCCGGCATACATCCGTACCATGTTGCTTCCGCACCAGGGTCAGCCTCCGGCTCCGCGCTCCACTCGAAGTATGCCACGCCCGAATTGATACCCAGCTCGACTAATTGTCGCCCAGCCTCGACTTTCTTCCGCAAATAGGTTGACGTACGATCACCGGCTGTGCTCACAATCCAAATCTGCGGAACATCGCGCGTGACCATTGCAGGTTTCATGCCCTGCTCAACACTGTCATCCCGCCGCGCGAACGCTTCGTCAATCACGCCCAGATCAAGGAACTCACCATGAACAGCACGAGGGCTCGGGGCAGTCAAGCCATGCATCGAGCCGTTCTCGTAAATGATTGCCTCTTCACCGAGCTGCTTACGAATGCGGAACTTGTAATGCTCGGGATACCGCTTTTGTGCAAGCAAGAGCGACATGCAATGCTCGTCAGTCCACTTTTTCCTTGCACTCAAACGATCCTGGGCGGTGTAGACAATGTTCTGCCGCTTGCCGACGACTTCCGTAAATTTGATCGCACGAAGGACCATGATCGCAAGCAAGAGCGTCGTCTTACCAGATTGACGCGGCACTGTCAAAACAACCTGACGATATGCCAGCTCGCCCGTCGCCTCGTCAACTTCGAGCGCCACATTGGCAACGTATTGCTGCCAGGGCATGAGCGGCGTGCCAAGCTCCCGCGCGATGTCACCCGCGAATCGGCCGTACGTTACTCTTCCCGGTGTCGGCTGTGTCGCCCACCGGGGTTGGCATTCCCTCAAGGAATCCATCGCTAGGTTTGGCACTCGAACCCAAGTCCTTAATCCGAACAAGCGTTTCTGTCAATTGCTTTGCTACGCCGGCAGTAGCAAGGCCAGGGTCGTGATCGAGATACCGAGCGAGGGAGTATGCGATCTCGGCGAGGGAACCTTGAATTCCCCGCAGCTCGCCAAGCTCTTCGATATCCTCGCGTACCCGATCCTCGACCGAGCCCATTAGGCACCGCCGCCTCCACCGCCACTATTCCCACCAGCGCCGCCCTGGCCACCGCCCTGACCCTTACCGCCAGTGCCACCAGTGCCACCGCCACCGCCCTTGCCGCTCTTGTTCACGACAGCAGCAACTTCGCCCTTCACAACAGCGTTCGCGCCTGCTGCCGGATTGTCCGGCGGTGGCTTGCGGTACGGATTGTTCGGACCTTTCGTGCTAATCTTTACCGGCTTTCGCGGTGGATTCACTGGCGGTGCCGGACGGTTGTGATACGGATTTGACTTCGCCATGTCAATCCTTTCGGGTGAGATTGTGCGAAACGAGAATGCAGAGCGCGAGTGCTAGAATAAAGAGCAGCAGGTTGAGAATCATTGGAGCGCCTTTGAATCTAACGTGGCAGGACAACAGATTCCAATGCCGTCCATCAAGTCCGAATTCCCCCTGTAAGTGCGTAGAAAAAATCCGGGCGCC